AGGTTTTAGTCCTATAGCCCGGCCACAACGGTTTAAGGGTGTATTTTAGCTATGAATTTTAACGAAATGGTCAGGAATTGTTGGGAGGCGGCGAAGCTGTCTGATCCAACGGCTTATTTGCTGGTAGCGGAAAGCCCTGCGGGCATTAAGATCGTGAAAGCTGTGTTTCATGGCGCGCAAAACAGCAGCATTATTGTAAGCTGTAACCAGGAGGGCGATACACGCGTTCAGCGTGTGAATACGCCATATATGGATTGTTTGCCTATCCGCGTTCCGGTGCCGATTTCGCAGGAAGAGTCCCTTACTTATTTGTATGATGCCAAGCATAGCGATGAGTGGAAGTCGGTAACATTCCGCAAGCCCTTGGGCCCCGTGCCGTACAATGCTTTGTATATTTATACATATTCTAACGATAGGACAGGGGTCGTTAGTTATTGGGCCGTAGATTCAACAGACGGCTCGGTATTCCAACTGTTCTAGTAAGAACGGCGGGGGTAACGTGTCATGGTTGCGAAAGTGAACGATACCACGCAAGTAGCGCTGCCCATACGCAATTTAATTTCAATAGTTGCAGCGGCGGCTTTGGCGACGTGGGCCTACTTTGGAATAGTGGAACGTCTCAATAAAATCGAGACAAATCAACATCTTATGGAAAACGACCTGAACAGGAACACCGAGTTCAGGATTAAATGGCCGCGCGGCGAGATGGGTAATCTGCCTGCCGATAGTGAGCAATTTATGTTGATTGAGCATCTGACGGGTGAATTAGAGAAATTGACCAAAGAGATTGAGAGCGGTCAAGCTCCCTTCGATCAGCAGCAGAAGCTAACACTAGCTTTCTACGAGAAGCGTATAGCCAACCTTGAAGCGCAAATGGAGAAGATTAAAGACAGCCAAATGGAGATGTTTCATAAAAACAACGGAGTCAAAGGAGCGGGTCATTGATAACCGCTATGTCCTTTGTTCTTTTGTTATTCTCTAACGGTGCTTTAGAGGGGTATAAGCATCACGAGAACTTATCGGATTGCCTTCAGGTCAAACGAAAAATAAAAAGGTACAATGGACAGGCACATGGTTTTGAAGATCGGTGGGTTTGCCAGCGCATGAAGGTAGAATTAACGCAGGGTCCCGATGGAAGATGGAACATTAGACGATTGTTAGATGGAGTAAAGAAATGAGCGATAGCGTAGATAACGTCCCCGACAAGTCGGCATATCAGGTCAATAGAAGACGTATGTGCTGGGTGGCTTTAGGTATGATGCTTGCCGTTGTCATTTGTTTTCTTATTGATCCAGAAAAATACGGTGGCTCAGAAATGGCTCCCATTTTCTACAGTTTAAGCGGACTTGTGGCCGTTTACTTTGGCGCAACTAGCTGGCAGCAAAAGAAATGATATCTTTACTTGGAACATTACTTGGTTTTGGTACGTCAATAGTACCGGAAATACTTGGTTACTTTAAACAACGCCAAGCTAATCAGCAAGAGCTGGATATGCTTGAAGCTAAGGCCAAGTATGCGGATAAACTATCTGAACTAAAAATTAAGGAGTTGGACGCCCAGGCCGACATTGTGGAGGCCCAGTCTATATATAGCCATGATTCTAACTTGGATTCTGGATCATTTGTCAACGCTCTCCGGGGTTCTGTGCGCCCTGTCATTACTTACGCCTTCTTTATCTTGTTTGCGACGGTCAAAGGGGTCACGCTACACACGATGGTAAATCAACAAGGCGTGGATTTGTCTGTTGGTTTATTGGCTGTCTGGGATAACGAGACGCAGGCTATTTTCAGTGCTATCATCGCTTTTTGGTTTGGTAACCGAGCTATGAGCAAAGCTAGAGCAAGGACGGGTAAATAATGGCAAAGCAATCTGTAGGAGCCGTATGGCGTCCAATTCCAGTTAGAAAGAGAACCTCTATTGGTCAGTCTCCGATGAGTCGCCCAAATAACAAGCACAAGCGGCGTAATTGGAAGAAATATAGGGGCCAAGGTAAATGATGGAGCGTTTGCGTCAGCTTCTTGAGCATGATGAGGGCTGCGTATACGCCGTGTATTTAGACCATTTGGATAAACCCTCATATGGGGTGGGCCACCTCATCACCTCGGATGATCCTGAGTACGGATGGCCGGTTGGTGCGCCGGTGTCAGAAGAGCGTGTGCACGAAGTGTTTAAAAAGGATGTGCAAGTCGCAATCAACGATGCGAAGTGGTTACACCCTGATTTAGACGACATGCCCGAGGACGCCCAGATCACTATTATCAGCTTGGCGTTTCAATTAGGTCGAAGCCGGTATCAAAAATTCCTCAAACATCATGCTGCTGTTGAAGCCGGTGATTGGAAAGAAGCTGCCGCCCAGTTAAGGGATAGCCGCTTATATAAGCAAACTAAAAACAGAACCGAACGACACGCCGCAAGATTAGAAGCACTTGCCTAGCGCTAAACACATAGGGACAGCAGGAGAACACTTAACGTGTAGTGTTCTTTTATTGTTTGGCTGGAACCCCACAATTATTGATGCGGAAGGTATGGACGTCCTGGCGGTCAGGAACCAGGACGTTCTTAGAATACAGGTAAAATCCACCAAAAAATCTTTGGATGGTTACAGCTACCAGTGGCAGGTATGTAAGAGCAACCCTAAGCGCAGCCTGTCTACAGATGACTGCGATATCGTAGCTTGTGTGGCGCTTGATATACGAAAAATAGCGTTTTTTCATGTCAATCATTTAAGAGAGCAACTTACTCGCCGTATTTTGGTCAATAAAATGTCAGCCGATGACATTGAGGCAAGAACCTGGGAAGAATCTTTAGAGAAAACGCAAGATTTTCTCAGATAGACCCCATAAAAATACATTTCTTCGTAGCAACTCTTATAAGTAATGTGCTATGTTGCGTTATGTATAACCAAAGTATAGGAGTTGTCTTATAGAAATATCATTTGTAGAAGCAGTGTTTCGTATTATAAGAGACCGGCGTGAACATAGTATTTACTATATGACGTCTGGTAATCTAAAAAACATGGAACACTATCGTGAAGTCATGGGCAACTTAGATTGCTTGGACCACGTGGAACAGGAACTCAAGAGCCTGCTAGAAAAACAGGAGCTATCTGATGGCTAAATCTAAATCCAAGATAGACTTGGAAGAAGTACAAAAAGGTGTTGAGGCGCTTTCTGAAGCGGCTAAACCCAATCTAGCGGACGTGTATGTAGAACATCCGCGCCTTAATCCAGACATGATCGGTAAAAGTCTGTTGGAACGTATGCCCAATCCTACGGGTTGGCGCATTCTTATCCTTCCGTATCAAGGAACGGCAAAGACCGCTGGCGGTATTTTCCTTCCAGGATCGGTACAGGAAAAAAGTCAGATATCAACCCAGGCCGGATACGTCCTGAAAGTTGGTCCCCTGGCTTACAAGGATACTGACAAATTCCCTAGTGGACCGTGGTGCGAGGAAAAACAGTGGGTAATGTTTGCCCGTTATGCTGGCTCCCGGTTCCAAATTGATGGGGGCGAGGTTCGCATCTTAAACGATGACGAGATCCTAGCCACAATCCTTGATCCTGAAGACATTCACCATTTGTAGGAGGTAAATCATGTCTGAAGAAGATGTAAAAGACGTCGAAATTGATGAAATTGGTGGCGACGTTGATGTAGAAATTGAAGCACCGGAAGTAGACGCTTCTAGTGATGATAACGATGAAAACTTTCAGCGGGCCGAAACGGCTACGCAGAAACGTATAGATCGTCTGACTAAAAAGATGCGAGAAGCGGAGCGGCGAGAAAAAGAAGCTATCCGTTACGCGCAGGCTGTTCAAACAGAAGCCTCTAATTTGAAAAGCCGCATGGATGCTTTAGACACAAATTATGTGTCTGAGTATTCCACACGTGTCAGCACTCAAATGCAGCAAGCTGAAGAAAAATTAGCTCGTGCTATTGAGATGGGAGATTCAGCCGCAACAGTTGATGCCCAGCGTGAAATGACACGGTTGGCTATTCAGGCTGATCGCGCAGAACAAGCCAAACATCAGCAAGAGATAACGCGTCAGCAAGCTTTAGCTGCGCAACAATATGCTACGCAACAACAACGTCAGCAGCCTCAGCAACCTAAACGTCCAGACCCAAAAGCGGAACAATGGGCGCTTAGAAACAGTTGGTTTGGCCAAGACGAAGCGATGACATATGCTGCGTTTGGTATCCATAAAACACTCATCGAAGATGAGGGCTTTGACCCGCAGAGCGATGACTATTATACTGAGCTAGATCGTCGTATTGCCGACAAGTTCGGCAAAGGCGCAAATGCTCCCAGCAGACGACCCGCTCAGACGGTTGCTGGAGCCTCAAGAACATCTTCTGGGCGCAGTGGAAAAAGGGTTCGTCTCACCCCGAGCCAGGTGTCAATAGCCAAAAAACTGGGTGTGCCGCTTGAAGAATACGCGAAATACGTGAAGGAGTAAGGAAAATGGCCGAACACGAAGATTTCTCTGAAGGTTTGTCCGTAGACCGGACACCTCGCGCTAACAAAACTCGGGAGAAAAAGGCTGTGCGTAAGCCTTGGGCTCCCCCGTCGATGCTCGAAGCACCGCCTGCGCCTGATGGCTTTAAACATCGTTGGATTCGCGCTGAAACGCGCGGCTTTGATGATACAAAGAACATCAGCTCCAAGATCCGGGAAGGTTGGGAATTGGTTCGTAAGGACGAATATCCTGACTTTGAAGCCCCGGTAGTCGAAACAGGTAAATACGAAGGTGTATTTGGGGTTGGCGGATTGATTCTCGCCAGAATACCGGAGGAGACCATTCAAGAGCGTTCTGATTACTTCAACAGTCGTAACCAGGACCAAATGAATGCTGTCGATCACGATATGATGCGCGAGAACG